AACTGACTCAAGCCAAGATTGCTAAGATGGAAGCTGAGATTAAACTGCTTGAGGTAGAAGCTGGTGGAGCAGCCCATCAGATGCAGATCAACGAGCTTAACTCTCAGATTGCTCTGGCTAAGGAACGTAGGGAAGGTATTGTAGATAGCGTCAAGATGATGAAGGATATGTACGACGCTACTACTGCAAAGCAGGAGAAGGAAGAGAAGGAAAAGGAAGCTAAGGCAAAAGCAGCAAAACCCAAGTAAGGAGGAACCATGACAGCACCTTGCACTAGAGAGGAATTTGAAGAGTGGAAGTATCATCCAGTAACCCAAAGGTTATTCAGTATGATGTTGGAAGAAAGTGGTGAGATGAAGGATGGTTTGGTTATGGGGTCTTATGACAACGAGGATGAAGTCAAAGGACGTTGTAAAGCCATTGCTAACCTGTTGAGAGTGGAATACGAGGATCTATATGCCAGCGAATGATAGTGGTATCAATCCCAGAGGTCCAAGGATCTTGGTACTCCCTAAGGAGATAACCGAGAAGTCAGCAGGAGGCATTGTACTAGCAACAGAGCAGGGCAGGGATCGTGAAGAGATGGGCAACACAACCGGAGAAGTGGTTGCTATGGGGCCAGAGTGCTACACTGATCATCCTACCAAGTGGTGTAAGGTGGGAGACAAGATCATCTTTGCCAAGTATGCTGGGTTGCTCTACAAAGGCAGGGATGGCAAGAAGTACCGCATGATCAATGATTCTGATGTTACTGGAACTCTGGATGCTGACGTAGATCTGGTTGATCCGTACATAAGCCAAGGACGTTAAGTTTGACAAGTACTTAGTAAAGGAGTTATACTAATGGGTAATGAAAACGAGGAAGTCAAGGAAGACGTAAGGGAAGTAGCACCGGAAATATTAGAAGAAGCTCGTAGTCAGGGATGGGTCGAAGTAGAAAAATATCGTGGTAATAAGGAAGATTGGATTGATGCAGACACGTTTGTAAAACGTGGTCGAGAGATCCTTCCCATTATCCGAAAGAACAACGAGAACCTAGTACGAGATCTCTATAAGGCTAAGGAAGAACTCAAGGAGTACCGAGAGTCGATGGAGGAGTTTAAGGCTTTCCAAAAGGAAGCTTATGCTCGTAAGGTCTCAGATTACGAACAACGATTGTCTGAACTGAAGGAATCCCGCGCTCAAGCGATTACAGATGGTGATGGACAAAAAGTCAATGCCTTGGATGATGCAATTGACGAAACTAAAGATGACATCCGAGAAGCTAAAGAGGCAACCAAGGAAGTTGTTAAAGCCAAAGTTGAAGACCAGCAATCAACTATTGATCCCGCAGTCCAAACTTGGCTAGATGACAACAAGTGGTTTGGCAAGGATGTCAAACTTACGGCTGTTGCCAACGGTGTTGGGGAAAGTCTTAAGATGAATTACCCCAACTTGTCAGGAACAGCGTTCTTGGAAAAGCTGGATGAAGAGCTTGAGGAACTAATGCCAGGTAAGTTTGGTAAGAGCAAGTCACAGCAAGGTAGTCCTGTAGAGAGTGGTTCTGGTCGTGGTGGTAGGCGTCCTTCAGACAAACATAGCTATGATAATTTACCAGCAGATGCTAAAGCAGCTTGTGATCGTTATGTTAAACAGAAGCTTCTTACTAGAGAAGACTATGTTGCCGACTATGATTGGTCAGAATAATTGAGAGAGGAAACTATTATGCCGCGAGCTTTGACGATGGAAGAAAAAAAGGAAAAGGTTCTAGCCCAGAAGCAACTTGAGCAGAATCCAGAAATGAAACAAGATGTGGTGTCTATGGCAACACTAGCACCAACTCAAGAATCAGTAACAGGAACGGTTCTACCAGAATTAGGCAAATCCGTTAGCCGTAGGAAACGGAACACCTTTAATGGGACTCAGACCAAGCTTAGTGTCAATCATACTATTCCTGGGTTTCATCTCCATGTCTTTACGGACACAGGAGGTCGTATTCAAGATGCGCTAGATAACGGTTACGAGTTTGTAAGTCCCGTAGAAGTTGGCGGGGTGAGTGAGAATGTGGTCAGCCGTAATGGAGACCTTGGAGATAGGATTAGGTATCTCGTAAATCCCAGAGCAGAGGGCTCGGAGCAATACGGATACTTGATGAAGCAGCGTTTGGAGTGGTACGAGGAAGACCAAAACTCGCTTCAAGACAAAAACAATAAGATCGATAATGCCATCCGCAAGGGCAAGGTTACTGGGGGAGACCCCTCTTTCTATGTGCCTTCGGGCGGGATTAAGGTCCAAACTTAATCTTTTAAGGAGCTTTACTAAATGGCTAACTCCAACAAGATCAACGGTGCATCGCCTGTAGGTACTCTTTCGGGAGTGTCGTGGGCTGGCCCTGGTCGCCTTTATGCAATTCCAAGTACTGATACTACGGCATCGTATGCTGTCGGTGACATCGTTATGTCAGCCGGTGGTTCGGATGCTACTGGTATTCCTTACGTCAAGAAAATTCCTGCGGCTAGTGCTTCGGCATTCGTTCCGTTGGGCATCGTCGTCGGTGTTCGTGTTGCTGATCCTACTGTCACGTTGCAAGGTGTTTCGCTTCCTCTGGAAAACACTTTCATCCTGAAGAGTACTCGGACGGTTGATAAGTATGTCCTGGTCTGTGATGATCCGAACATCCTCTTCACGATGTCTGCTGGTGCTACGGCTACTAACGTGACTCTCGCTAAGATGCGGTACAACTGCAACATCGGTTCGTACTACAGCGGTGCAGATAACGCTTATGCTATTGACCAGAATGCTACGGTTACGACTCTCCTGAACCCAGGTGCTCCGTATTCAAACATCATTCTTCCGTCCAGCGGTATGGCTGTCACCGCCTCACTTCCAATTCAAATGCTCGGACTGTATCAATCTCCCGACAATGCTATTGGCTCGTATGCTCGCATCCTGTGTAAGTGGAACTACCATGAATTTGGTCTGTTCGCCACTGTTCCAGGTACGCAAGTAAACTTCCTCGGCCTGTAAAAGGAGAATAACAAATGGCTGGAATTATCGCTACTGCAACCCATCCGAAAGCATTGTGGCCTGGTGTTAAGGCTTGGTGGGGTCAGACTTACAATGAACATCCTGAAGAGTTCAAAGACCTCTTTGATACGGATACCTCTAAGCAAAACTATGAGGAAGACGTTCAAGTAACTGGTTTCGGTCTTGTGCCTGTTAAGACTGAAGGCCAAGGTACGATGTACGATTCAGAGATCCAAGGTTTCGTTACCCGTTATACGCACGTTGCGTATGCTCTGGGTTACATTGTGACCCAGGAAGAAATTGACGACAATCTGTACGAACAAGTGGCTAAGAAACGTGCTGCTGCTCTTGCTCTGTCGTTCCGTCAAACGAAAGAAAACGTTGCAGCTAACATCTACAACCGTGCCTTTAACAGCACTTACAAAGGTGGTGATGGTGTTGAACTCTGCTCCGTGTCTCACACTAATACAACTGGTGGCCTCTGGGCTAACAAGCCGGTTGTTGATGTGGATCTTTCGGAAGCTGCACTCGAAGATGCGTGTATCGCAATCATGGGCCTTCAGAATGACCGTGGCCTCTTGGTAGCTATCCAACCGCATAGTCTCCACGTTCCGCGTCAAGAAATCTTTAACGCTCAACGCATCCTTCACAGTTCGTATCAGACTACGAATGGTAATAACGACATCAACGTTATCCATTCGGGGAATTATATCCCCGGCGGGTTTAAGGTTAATCACTACTTTAGTTCGCCACATGCTTGGTTCATTCGGAATACAATTCCTGGTGGTACTGGCATGAAGCACTACGAACGGCATCAGATCATGTTCGATCAAGATAACGATTTTGATACGATGAATGCTAAGGCCAAGGGTTATGAACGCTATAGCTTTGGTTGGTCTGACCCAAGGGCGATTTGGGGCGTCAATGGGCCGTGAAGACTCTAGGTAATTGATCCAAGCCCCCACTGGAAGGTGGGGGTTTCTCTCTAAGGAGATAGTATGGCAACGATTAGAGAAAAGCTTGAAGCTGAATTGGCACAGGCTAAGACTGAAGTAGCTGCTCTTGAAGCCACTCTTGAGGGCTTGCCTGAAGAGGTCAAGGTTCTTAGCGAAGAAGTCTGGACTAAGATCAAAGCCTTGTTTGGTGTGGCGTAATCATGGGCTACGAAAAGAAAAAGGAAATGGGAAAACGCCCCACTCCTTCTGTGCCGGTTGCTCCGACTAAGAAGAAGGTAGCACCAAAGAATCCAAAACAAGCAAGAGCTAAGTGTTAAAATTTATTCCTTATTAACGGCCTCTTGGTCGTTATTGAGTTATCTAACGTTAATAAAGGAGACTTACAATGGGTAATCCTACTCGATTCAAAAATGGCGTAACGAACAACTCTGGTGCTGGTATTGTTACTAGTAACATGCCTATCCCTGACTATACGAACATCAATGTGTATCAAGATGACTTCAATCACTATGTTGCTAGTGATTGGACGGTAGTTGCTGGTGGTGCTGGTTCTGGTACTGCTATTGGTGCTAACGGTGGTATGGTCCTTACTTGGGCTACCTCTGGCATTCAATCTAATAAACTAGCTGCGGCTTCTTGGTATTTCAATCCTGCTACATCATCTAAGGCTGGCCAGCAAATCTGGTTTGAAGCCGGTGTTGTCCCTTCAGATGGCTCTGCTCCTCGCTTTGAAATGGGTTTGACCAATGGTACTCCTAACGCATCTACTGACGGTGTGTGGTTCACTAAGGCTGCTGCTGGTCGTGTGTGGCAACTTAACATCCGTACTGCTTCTGGTACTCCTTCGGTCTTTAACCTGCCGACTATCGCTAACACGGTTGATACGGCTCTGGCCTCCCTTGGTTACTACTACGATGGCAAACCTACTCCTACCTTGTATGTATATTTTGGGGGTACAGTTGGTGGTGTGGTTGGTAACTACATGATCGGTGCTGTTACTCCTGCTGGTGCTACTGGTGGTGTGACGTTCGTATCAGGTACTAATGACCTAACGGCCCTTCCTGCTAGTACTATGGGTCTTGCTCCCTCGTTCTCTATCGCAACGGCTGTTGGTACTTTCAACGTAGATTACCTTACGGCTGCTTGTGAAATCTACAACCGAGTCTAAGTAGAATGACAATCCAAGAGTTTGTGGATGAGGCTACAAAAGATCGTATCCACATGCACATCACGAATGATGGTCCCAGGAACACTACTATAGTGTATTCTGGAACCATCAAACATGAAGATGACTCCACATTCTCAATCATAGATACCTCCAAGCTGCAAGGGAACCCATCCAACCTGAGATTGGATGGTCTTACCTTTATGGTTGAGTCTGGATTGAAGTGCATTCTGCAATACAAGGACAGACCTTATGTGATCCCTGTTGAGGGACGAGGTAAGTCTGAGTTTGAGACTCTTAACGGTATAGTGGGCAAGGAAATAGATCTGACACTTAAGGGTGTTGGTTCCTTTCTCATTATCGTTGATATAAGTAAAATGGGAGTATAACGATGGGTCAAACTGTTCATGTAACATCTGGCGATCTTAGCCAGTTTTATTTTGGTAGCCCTGGTACTCTTACCACGGCTGCTCCTGCTGCCACTGCTGCTTCTTACAAGCGTTCTCCTTGGAGCACCTTCCAACTGACTAGTGCTGCTGCTGCTACGGCTGTAGTGCAAGGCAGTAACGATGACCTCACTGGTGCTGGTACTAATACCAACTGGGTTACAATTGGTACTATTACTCTAGGTGCTGCTGGTACAGATGGCTTTGCTACTATGGCTCCTTGGAAGTGGGTACGGTTTAATGTAACTGTAGCAAGTGCAGCCACATCCTGTATGATGGGAGTCTAACATGACTGTCGCTGTCAACAGTGCTGCTGCTGGAATAATGGCTCCT